ATAGCGGCGAGCGCGGTCACGATGCCGACCCCGGTCGCGATCTGGACCGCGGAGAACGAGAGCCCGAGGGCGAGGTTCGCGGCCGTGGTGATCGCCGCGATCGTGCGCCACGCGGCGAGCGCTCCTCGAGCGGCCAGGATGCCACCGGCGAACACTCCGACAACGGTCCCGAGGGTGCCGAGGAGGGCGGCGTTACGGCCGGCGAAGTTCGCCAGGTTCACGAAATACGGGATGATCGCCTGGAGGGCGGGCAAGAGGGCCGCCCCGATGGACTCCTTCGCCTCGTCGACCGTGTTCCCCAGGATCGCGAGCTGGCCCGCCATCGTCTGGGATGCTTCGGCGCCGGCGCCGGCGAAGTTGCGTCGGAGGATGTCGAGGACGTCGGCGAAGGTGGCGCCGTCCTTGATCGCTTTCTTCACCTCGGGGGACAGGGTGGCGAGTGCGCGTGTGTTGCCTGCGTACCCGCGGGCGAGGGCCTCGGCGACGCTGGAGGTCGACTTCCCGGTTGCCGCGGCCACGTCGATAGAGACGTTCAGGAGGTCCTGGGAGGTGGCGAGGTCTTTCGTGGAGACCGCGAGCGACTGGTACGCGGCGCGGAGTTCGGTGTCCGACACCGCCACGGAGCGTTGCGTGGCGTCGATGTAGTCCTCGACGGCGGCGACCTGGGCGCGGGTGGCGCCGGTCGAGACCTGGAGCTGGCGGGCGAGGAGCGCCTGCTGTTTCTGGTCGTCGGCGGCGGCCTGGATCGCTTGCTTCGCGAAGAGGGTTGTCGCGGTGGCGGCGGCACCGAACGCGAGCGTCGCGCCGGTGCTCATCCGGCCGAGGCTGTCGGTCGCCTCCCGGATCGCCTTGCGGAGCGGGGCCGCGGACCCGGAGATTACAACAGAGATTCCGCGAGCCATAGCGCCATTCTAGAAGTAGACGACGTCGGTGTCGTAGACCCCGCCGATGATGCGCCCCGCGGCGTCCTTGAGGAGGGCGTCGGGTTGTCTGCCGGTGTCACGCTTCCCGGCGGCGGCGCGGACCGCTCGCGCCTGCTTCACCGGTTGCCCGGAGGAGAGGTCGTACTTCTCGATGAGCTCGTTTATGCGCTGGTCGTAGAGGCCGCGGATCTCGTCGACACGCTGGTCCATCGCGTCATAGATGAAAGGCTGGGGGGCGATACGGCGGGCCGGCCATCCGAAGTGAATCGGGCCGGCGTAGGGCACCGAGGCGGAACCGGCGCGGACCCGCCCAGAAGTGTTGGAGGCGAGGGCACGGATCGAGTTGGCGAGGGCGCCGGTGCGGTACGGGACGAGACGCTTCGCGCCGAGGACGACGACCTCGGCGGCCGCCTTGTGCGTGTCCTTCATCTCGGTCTTGGTGTCGTCGCCGAGTTTGCGGAGGTCGCGCTGGACTTCGCGGAGGCCGACAACGTCGGCACGGATCGGGGCGTCCTGGTCGCCTAGCCGAAATCCGTAGACGCCAGTCCCTGCCATGCGTCCGCTCCTGTCTTGATGTCTGCCCGAGGCCACACTTGCTCGACCATGACGGCGAGGATGCGGGGCGGGGTCTTGAGTAGTTCTAGCGGCGAGATCCCGGTCCTTACGGCGAGAGCACCTATGAGCCAGGTGGTGCTACCGGGGGGGAAGGGTCCGCGGGTTCGCCGGCGATAGCGACGGAGGCGACGGTGCGAAGCCATTCCGGGAAGTCGAGGCCGGTCTTGCCGGCGTCTTTCTCGGCGTGGTAGGCGACGAAGTAGAGGTATTTCTGGGGGACGTGGTCGCGGGCGAACGCTTCGGACCAGACGATCTCGAAATGGTCCTCGAACTCGACCTCGGTCGACGGCCAGACTGTCGCGGTGACTGTCTGCCCGTCCCTGTGCTGGACGGTGACGTCGATCGGCATGGCTAGCTCTTGACGACCGTTCCACCGACGAACGTCACGCTCGTCTTGGCGAGGTCTCCGACGGCGCCCTGGACGATCGGGGCGGACGGGAGGAAGCTATTACTGACCGTCAGAGTCGGATTCGGGGTACCGGTCGAGAGGCTCTTCACGACGAGCGTGTTCGAGCCGGAACCGACCGCCGAGTAGATCGTGTCGAACACTTTCCCGGCGGCGAGGTCCTGGTTCATTTCGATCGCGACCGAGAGGTTCTGGAGTCCGCCGACGTAGACGTGGCCGGTGGCTCCCATTGCGGTCGTCTCGACCTGGTCCTTCTCGTAGGTGAATGTCACGTTCGTGACGTAGGACGAAAGGTCGACCGTGTTGATCGTGACGCTCGCGTCGGTGAGAACGAATACGGCCATAGCCCTACTCCTTGTCTTTCTTGCTGGTGGTGGTGGACTCGACGATCCCAGCGGCGACGAGAAGCTCGACGTCGGCGGGCGCGGCGATGATGTCGGCCTCGGTCACCACGGACCCGACGGGACCGAGTGTCGAGTTCTCGACGAGGACCTTGTAGTTAGCCATAGATGGAAACCTCGAAGCGGTAGGCGATCATGTTCACCCCAGAGACTACTACCTCGCGGGGACGTGCCGAGGTGACCTGGAGAGTCGAACAGGCGCCGCCGAGGGTCCGGTTCGCTTCGAGTGCGGCCTTGACTGAGCTCGCACCGGAGCCGGCGACGTAAGCGTCGAGGCGGTCCTGGCTGGACCGGTCGGACATCCTCCCGACGATGATGAGGATGAAGGCACGGTAGAAGTCGAGGCCGCGCCGCATTGCCTCGTCGTAGTCAACCTCGAGAGGTTCGACAACGGCCGCCGGCGGCGACAGAGAGTCGGGGACGTAGTCGAACACGCGGAGCCCGGTGATCGTGTCGAGGGCGGTGCCGAGACCGGCGCGGACGCCGTTCGGGGTCATGCGAAGAACTCGCGCCGGTAGGCGCGGACCATTGCGGCGATGTCCCGGCCGAGGGGGCTCATGCGGATCGCGCCTAGTTCGGACAGGCCGAGGACTCCGCCGACCGAGTCGCGCCTCTTGTAGAGGTCGGCGGACAGGATGTACGTCGCCTCGGTGACGTCGTCGGGGACGGTCGGCCAACCCCACTTGGCGGTCACTTCGACTTGGGGCCAGTAGTTCACCGGGAGGGAGAACGCGGTCGGGCCAACGATCGTGATCGTGGTGAACGGGCGGCCGAGGGCGAGGGCGTTCGTCGGTTCGACGATGTAGTCCTGATTCAGGGTGAATGTCGTCGCGTAGACACCGGTCGAGCCGGGGTCGGTCTTGACGACGAGGCCGGTCGTGGTGCCGAAGTCGTCGACCTGGACGCGGAGGTTCCCGATCGGGCGGTAGGTGCGGGCCGTCGCCGTCGAGTCGAGGTAGAAACGGCGGTTCGCGATCCGGTCAATGCTCCGGGAGGCGGACTCGATGATCTTCTCGAGGAGCACGTCGTCGACGGAGTCGTCGATCTTGAGGTAGGTCTTGAGGTTCGCGAGGGTGATGTACCCGTTCGTCACGGTCATTTCGGCCTCCTCGCGGGCTTCTTAGCGGGTTGGGGTGTGTTGATACCTTCGGCGTCCCGGACGCGCTCCTGGGGCTTCCTGGCGCGTCTGGTGGGCTCCTCGGGGGTGCTAGCCGACTCGGTGGGCACAGTCTCGGCGATCGTGGGCACCGAGCCACCGAGCCGGCGTAGCTCTTCGCGGACCTGTTCGGCACGGTCGGCAAGGCCCCGCCGGAGGTAGGCGGCGAGTTCCTGCTCGAGTGCGGCGATGATGCGGTCGCGGTCCATGCTGTGCGCCGGCTAGCCGGGGCGCTGTGCGTCGCCCCGGCTGTCCGTGGTGGCTAGGCCCAGGTGGAGGTGATGAGGCCGGTTCCGGTGATCGCCGAGAAGGCGGTCGGGTACTTGCCGGCGGTGTAGGCCGAGAACCCGAAGAGGACCGTCCGGATGGCGATGTTCCCATCGGGCTGTTCGAAGCGGACGTACAGGGGGTCGCCGCCGTTCTCTTCCCAGATGTAGGACTCGCGGAAATCGCCGATGATGACGGCGGTCTCGTTCGTGCCGGTGCCGAGGTTCGTCGGGACGTTCGCGTCCTGGACGACCGGGAGGCCGAGGATCTGGAGTCCGCCACCGAGGTAGTCGGGGGTGTCGTACACGGCGGCCGCGTTCATCGGGTTCCCGGAGGTGGGTCCGAAGATGGGGCGGTTCGTGGTGTCGAGGGCGCGGAGCCAGCAACCGACGAGGCTCGGGTGCGCGACGATGTGGGTCGGCCTCGAGTAGAAGTTCGAGTTCACGTCCTGCACGGCGGCGACGAGCTTCGGGAAGAACTCGGCCCAGGTGGGCGAGGCGTCCGTGTAGGTCGTGGCATTGATGCCCGAAGTGTTGAGGACGCCGCGGGCCTCACCGGACGAGCCGGAGCCGTTGATCGCGAGGCCGTCGAGCTTCGTGTGGTACGAGCGGATCGCGTCGCCGAGGAGCTGGTCCTCGACGCCGACACCGCGGAGCGCGGCCTGCTTCGACAGGTCCCACATCGAGGCGACGGTGTTCACGTTGACGGTGAGGAGCGTGTCGTCCGGGCTGGACTCGGTCGGTGCGGTGTTCTCGCTCGCCTGGACGTAGCTCGTGATGCCGGTCGTCAGGCGACCGATGTTCACGGTCATACCGGATGCGGGGAGCGTCTGCCGGTTCGAGATGTCGAGGAACGGACGACCCGCACGGCGGAGCGGTGCGAACTGGTTGACGAGGTACTGGGGCACGACCAGGCCGGCGAAGTTGCTCGAGCCGCTGTCGCGCTTCTCGAGGCGGACCTCGTTCTGGTAGCGCTGGATGCGCTCGCGGGCTTCGTAGGACCCGCCGAACTCGGCGGCGATGGCGTCCTGCATGAAGGAGTTTGCGCCGCGCTCGTGGTAGGTCGGCTCCTCGTAGGTGACGCGGATCGGGGCGGCGGAGCGGGTCTCGGTCTCGCCGGTCACGGACGCGGCCAGCTCGGCGGCCTTCGCCTTGCGGACCTCGAGGTCGGTGATCTGCTCGATGCGCTCGTCGAGCTTCTCGATCTCGAGCTTGAGTGCCTGGATGTTTGCGAGCTCGATCTCGGTGATGTCGCGGTTCTCGTCGGCGGCGCGGTTGAGAGTGGCGTCGATGAGGCCGGTCTTGGCGGAGCGGGTCTCGTGGAGGTTGTTGAGGAATGTGTTCACGTTGGGTTTCTCCCGTAGTCGTGGTCGGTGTGGGCTACGGGGTGCCACTCTCGCGACCGGGGAGGGTGCCGCTAGTGCGGGGTGCTCAACCCGGTGCCGGTGGGGTGCCGACTGACTGCCAGTCTAGCGCAACCGGTGAAGGTCGGCGAGGAGCTCGCGGGCGAGGGTGAGGTTCGGGGTCGTGACCTCTTCGCGGTTCTGGTTCGCGATCGCCTCCGCCCAGGTGCGGCCGGCGTCGCCTCCCCAGAGTGCCCAGGCGATACGGCCGGCGCTCGGGTAGCCGTCCTCGCCGGGGCTCCAGCCCTGGCCTTCCTTGTCGACTTCGTGGCGGGCGAAGTAGGAGACCATCCGGTTGACGGTGTCGAGGGACAGGTTGCGCCGGTTGGCGATGTCGCGGGCGCGGGCGACGCCGATCTCGGTCCCGCCGCGACCGTATTCGTCGCGCCATGCGAGGCCACGTTCGGCCTCTTCGACCATGCCGTCGGACGGGGCGTACCCTTCGGCGCGGTCCTCTTGGGGTTCGGCAATGTTGAGGGCGGCGAGTTGGGCGAGGGCCTGGGTGCGGGTGCGGTGGCATCCGACGAGCTCGGACCCTTCGTCCTTTACGACGGCGACGCCGTCGCATCCGGGGTGGTCGTCCTCAAGGTGCCAGGGCATTAGTCGCCCTGGACGAGGACGCGGAGCTCCTCGGTGACACCGACCGCGGTCACGGCGAACAGGTTCTCGCCGGGCGGGATCGTGAGGGGTTGCGGGGCGGCGGCCTTCTCGGTGAGGAGTCCGTTCGTCGTGGTGACGTCGGCGCCGCCGAGGTAGACGACGCCGTTCCCGAGGACGTGGAGGTAGACCTGCCGGGTTGAGGGTTCGGCGGCGATCACTTCGGACCGGGTTGAGGTGACGGTGAAGTTCCGGGATTTCATCGGCGGATGTCCCGGAGGAGGTCCTGGACGGCGTCGAGGTTCGGGGTGGCGGACTCTTCGCGGACACCGACCACGGAGGCGGCCTGTCCGTAGGCGCCGAACGTGACCAGGGAAACCTCGGCGAGGTGCGCGGCGAGACGCTCGATCACGCCGTCGGAGCGGCGCTTGTCCTTGAGGGGCTGGAACCCGACCGACATCTGGGAGAGGGCGCCGTCGCGGACGAGCTCAAGGATGTCGTCGCCGCGCTGTCCCTTGCTCACCCGGAACTCGCCGTAGAGGCCGCGCTCATCCTCGCGGAGGAGGGTTGCCCGCCCGATCGGGAGCGCCTGGGCGTCGTGGCCGACGAGGAGCTTGACGCGGTGCGCGGCGCGGGCCACGTTCGCGAACGCACCTCGCCGGAAGACTTCGGTCAAGGTCGGGTGGATGCGTTGCTCGACGTCATACGGGACACAGATCCCGCAAATGGTGCGGCCGTCGGTGTCGGCCCGGACCTCGAGGTCGAGTTCGTAGGAGCGGGTTTCTAGGTTCATGCGTTGATGTCCTCCATGTCGAAGGCGGGACCGACCTCCGCGGTCGGATCTCCGGGGAGCTGTTCGTCGTCCTCGATGTCGTCCTCGAGGTCGTCGACGCCGGCGACGTCATCGGAGTCGTCGTCGAGGGGTTCCCGGTTCTCGATCTGGCGGACCTCGTCGACGGTCAGGAACCCGGACTGGAGCGCGATCTTGTGCGCCTGGTAGCGGGTCAAGGTGTCGGCGCGAAGCATCGCGTCGAACGAGAACCGGGCGGTCTGGCCGCGCGGGATGAGGTCGCTCATTGCTTGCTCGATGCGGGTCGTGAGCGGGCGGAGGCTCGTCTTGATGTATTCGAGGGCCTGGAGTTCGGTGTTCGTGTAGGTGCGGGAAGTGTTCGGGGCGCCGACCGCGGCACCGGGGACGCCGACAATGTTCGCGGCGTCGAGGATGGACTGGTTCCGGGCCTCGACAAGTTGGGCGTCGTTCGCGTTCGCGGTGAGTTCCTTGATGTCGGTCGAAGCGTTGAGGACCGCGGGGATACGGGACCGGCCGCCGTAGTGCTCCATCCACTTCTGCTTGAGGAGCTCGGCCTCTTCCTGGGTGAGGTCCGGGTTTTCTGACTTGATCGCATACGATGGCATCGCGCCGCCGTCGAAGTAGCGGGCCGCGTACTCCATGACCGCGATTGCGGCGCCGATGCCCTGGCGCTGGGCGGCGACAATGCCGACGCCGGCGATCTCACCGGGCAACGAGAAGCCCTTGATGTGGAACACTTGCTCGTCGTTGTAGGTCCGTTCGTCGATGCGGAAATACTTCCGGCCATCCTTCGCGATGATGGACACCTTCGCCGGGTCGACGGGGACGAGATAGTCCGGATACCCGGACAGGCCGGCGGGACCTTTTAGCGCGATGTAGTTCCCGTGGAGGAGGAGCGCCGCCGCCATCGCCGAGTAGGTTTCCATCGGGGTCTCGAAAGGGTTCGGCCGCTCGAGGATGCGGGGCGTCGGGCGGAGCCGGCGTTCGCCACGGTAGGCGTGGATCGGGAGGGAGCCGACGTCGTCGGAAATCATGGTGACTGCTCGCCAGATCGCCGGGACTTCGAGGGTGGTGGCGACGTCGACGACGACGCCGGCGTAGGTGTCGACCCATGTCCGGGAGATGCGGCCCTGGGAGTCGACGTAGGCGGCCCGGTTTTGGTTCTTCGGTTGGAGGAGGCGGTTGAGCATTAGGACCTCTCGGCGGCGATCCCGAACGCGATCATGCTCACGCCGGCGAAGGCGAGGCCGAGCGGGACCGCGACGAGTAGGAGACTCACGGTCACCATGCTAGTCCCGATGACCTGGAGGGTAGTGGGAAGGTGTTTCATTAGAAGATCGCGCTCCTCTTCGTTTCGGGTGGGCGCCGGTTCGTGGCGTGATAGTAGGCGAGGGTCGCCGCGAAGAGAGGCGAGATGTCGACGTCGATGTCGGTCCGGGACCAGAGCCAGCCGGCGGCGACTGTTTTCTTGCGGGCGGAGCGGAGCGCCGCCTCGAGATGTGGGGACGGGCGGATACGGACCGTGTCCTCGAGAATGGCGTCGTAGAGGGCACCGGTGGCGGCGGTCATGTCGCGGAGCGTGTACCGGGCGACCGGTACCCCGCCGGTCTCGAGACGGTCGACGAGGGAGTTCGCCGGCGAGTACCCGTCGACGACTAGGGGAGCCTTGTGCCGGCGCCAGAGGTCGAGGGCGCGGTCGACGACCCAGCCGACGCCGTCCCGCGCTTCGATGAGCTCTATCCGGCCGGTGTCGTCGGCGACGACGATCGAGGCGGCGGACCGGTCGAGGGCGACGTCTATCCCGAAACAGAGGCGCCCCGTGGGGGCGGCGGCCTTGTCGAGGACGCGGACGAGGTAGCGCTCCGGGATGGCGGAGGACTCCACGACGGTCCATTGGCAGAGGTACTCCTGGCGGAAGGTGTTCTCCTTGTCCTCCGCCCTAGCGGTCTCGAGGCGGGACCGGATGGCGTCCTCGGTGATCGTGTACCCGAGCGCCGGGATCGTCCGGTACCAGACCGCCGGGTCGTCAATGTCGTCGCCGTCGTAGGACCAGTCGAAGAAGGCGCGGGCCTCCTGGCGTTTCTCGGTCACGAGACGCCGGCCGTCCTCGACTTTCTTCCGGAAGTAGACCGAGGTCGCGTCGCCGGCGGTCGAGATGACGTAGAGCTGGGAGCGGGGGCGGGTCACCATTGCGGGGAGGAGCGCCGCTTCGCGAGTGTCGTCGACGTCGAAGCGGGCCTCGTCGATGATCGCGAGGTCGAGGGTGCGGCCGTGGCCGGCGCTCGGAGTGTTCGGGAGCGGGTCGATCCGGGACCCGTTCCGGAAGATGATCGCCTCGGTGCCGTTCGCTCGGTAGATGCGGCGGAGCGCCGACCGAACGCTTGACCCTTCGATCATGGGGACCTGGTCCCGCATGAGTTTCTGGCGGGCATCCATCCCGGTCTGAGCGGTGTACGCGATCGCCTGGGCGCCGCCGTACATGAGGGCGCGGTGAATCTCGAGGGCGAGGAGGAGGGTCGTCTTCCCGCATTGCCGGGGGACCTGGACCGTGACCTGGGAGTAGACGGGACGTCCGTCCGGGTGCTCCTCGGTGGCGACATCGGCCACGAGCTGTTGCCAGGGCATGAGCTCGAACCCGAGCGCCTGGGCGATGGCCGCTACCTCATGTCCGCGGTTTCGCCTTCGCGGGTTTCTTTTCGTTCCGAACCTCGGCGGACAGGCTCGCGAGGAGTTGGTCGAAAGGGTCATTGTGCTCATGGGTCTCCTCTCGTAGTTGTTTCTCGGCGGCACGATACTCGCGCCACAAGATCGCGGACGCCGGCTCCTGGTCGAGGGCGTCCGCGAGGGTGCGGGCGATCTCGACGCGGGCGGCGTCGGTAGGAGTGAGGCGGCCGAGGCGCTCGAGCTCGGTGATCGTGACCTCGAGCGCGGACCGAACCCGACCGTGGATCGGGGCGGGTTTCTTCCGATTAGCCACGGAAACCCCACGAAATGCGCCGAAATGGGGCGGAAAGACCCGAACCGGTTCGGGGTGCCGGGTTCGTGGTTCGCGCGTCGGAGAGAGAACCACGGAACTTCGTCGGGGTGGCCCAAAGCCGGCC